TCAAAAGAAAATAATGGAAATCAAAGGCGTAGAAGAAGAAAAGAACTTCTTCCAAGCAGGTAAGATTGCGCCATATATGTTTGGGTTGACAATGGAAGCGTTTAAGTATAATGGCGAGTTGTTTGAAACAGGCGTCAGTGAAATTGATAATATTTCAGATATACAAGCGATGATTCTAGAGTATACGCTCGACTCTGGCGGTTCTGGAACATTTGTTGATCAAGAATGGGTTTATCAGGGCGCATCGTTTGCAACAGCGACTGCAAAGGGGCTGATTGCAAATTGGAATAAGCCAGAACGTAAACTTAAACTCAAAAATATCTTTGGTGTTTTTGCCGATGGTATACAGATAAAGGGTAAATCAAGTGGTGCAATTTGGACTGTGACAGCAGAAGCAGATCCGATCAAAGATGCAGTTGGTAACAAACTTGATGACAACTTTATTATTGAACAAGAAGCAGACAATATTCTTGACTTTAGTGAAAGCAATCCATTTGGTGAACCATAATGTTATCAAATGTGCATTTCTATCATCGAATCACTCGCAAAATGGTTGTTGCATTTGGAACAATGTTCAACAATATCACATTAAAAAGATACAACAAAGCAGGAACACAAGAGATAGAAAGAATTAATGTGCCGTTAATGTATGCTCAAAAAGAGAAATTCTTTGAGCGTATCACTCAAGATCCAAACTTGGCAAATGAAACAATGATGACGTTGCCAAGAATGAGTTTTGAGATGACAGCTATAACCTATGATCCACTTCGAAAAAGAAGTAACTTCGTAAATAGTTTTGCAGTTGGTGATGATAATACTAAAGTAAAAAATGTTGTTGCGTCACCATATAACTTTGACTTCACACTCTCCATATATGTTCGAAATGTTGAAGACGGCACTCAGATTGTTGAGCAAATTCTTCCTTACTTTTCACCTGATTATACTATGACTCTCAATTTAGTTGATATTCCATCAGAAAAAGTTGATGTTCCATTTGTACTTAATTCAGTATCACAAGATCTAGAAAATGTTGGTGTAAGTTCTGACAATGTTCGTATAATTATTTGGACGTTAACATTTACTGCAAAAGGATACATGTACGGCGCAACAACTGAGTCTAAGATCATTCGCAAATCAACAGCTAATACATATGACACAACATATAACACAACAGCGCAAAAAGAAATTGTGTTTAGCACTGGAAGTGGAGTATTTAAAATTGGAGAATTGGTCTATGAGGGTAGAACTTTAAGTGAAGCCAATTCAACTGCATTTGTGCGCTCATGGAATCAAACAACAAATACGATGATTGTTGCAGATACAAATGGAGTTCTTCTAACTGGCAGATATATAACAGGCGCAGTATCAAATGCATCGTGGAATATACAAAGTTTTACAACACCAAATTATCAGCTCACAAGGCAGGTAATATATCCAGACCCAATGAATGCGAATGCAGACAGCGCATTTGGATTTACAGAAGTATTGCAAGAAACACCATACTTCTTTGATGATAGAGTTGACTCTACTCTCATTAGAGTTGATACTGGTTCTAAGACAGCTGACGATAATTTTTAAGAGAATAAGAAATGACACAACAAGTAATCGATATTGGATCGGCACCAAATGATGGTACTGGCGATACAATTCGTGAAGCATTTGATAAAGTAAATGATAACTTCACTGAACTGTATGCTGGCGCTGGAGCTGATAGTGGTCCACAAGGTCCACAAGGTCCACAAGGCGCAGCAGGTTCTGCAGGTCCACAAGGTCCTCAAGGTCCTGCGGGTTCAAACGGTGACACTGGACCGCAAGGTCCGCAAGGTCCACAAGGTGCGCAGGGTGTAGCAGGTCCACAAGGTCCTGTTGGTCCAGTTGGTCCTGCAGGATCTTTTGGTGGCATTACAGTTGATTAGACATTCGACTCAAATACAGGCAACACTGATCCAGGCACTGGTCGTTTAAAGTTTAATAATAACAACTTAACTCTTGCTACTCAACTTTACATTGACGAAGCTGATGATTCTGCAGTTGACATTACTAATCTATTAACAACAATTGATGATTCAACGTCAACAATTAAAGGTCACTTCAAAGTAAGTTTAAAGGCAAACGTAGAAGCCTTTGCATTGTTTACAATTTCATCTGCATCTCATCCTGGCATTTATTCAATCGTAAATTGCTCATATGTTTCTGGTGGTGTAACATCATTCAATAACAATGATGATGTTTTAATTACTTTTGCAAGAACTGGCGATCTTGGTGATACAGGTCCGCAAGGACCAACTGGTCCAACTGGTCCATCAGGTCCATCTGGTCCACAAGGCGAAGCATCAAATGTTGCTGGTCCACAGGGTCCACAAGGACCAGCAGGATCGAATGGCAACACAGGTCCACAGGGTCCACAAGGACCTGCTGGCGTTAATGGTAATGCTGGTCCGCAAGGTCCACAAGGTGTAACTGGTGATGTTGGTCCACAAGGACCACAAGGACCATCTGGTGTCAATGGTGATGTTGGTCCGCAAGGTCCACAAGGTGCGACTGGTAATACAGGTCCGCAAGGACCGCAAGGACCATCTGGTGTTGCTGGTCCAACTGGACCAACTCTTGCTGGCGTTGTAGTTTATGACGGTGGTGAACCAGATACAGATTTTAGCGTAGGACTAAATATTAATTGCGGAGGCGTTTCCTAACATGGCATATATTCAACTTCAATTTCGTCGCGGTACTGCATCACAGTGGTCAACTGCGAACTCAGTTCTTGCGCTAGGCGAGCTCGGTCTTGAAACTGACACAAGTCAATTCAAAGTCGGCGATGGCACAACAGCATGGAACATATTACCATATGGCGGTCTTGTTGGTCCATCTGGTCCAGAAGGTCCTCAAGGTCCACAAGGCGTAGTTGGTCCGCAAGGTCCTGAAGGTCCGCAAGGTCCTGAAGGTCCTCAAGGTCCATCTGGCGTATCAAATGTTCCAGGTCCACAAGGTCCACAAGGTCCACAAGGACCAGAAGGTCCTCAAGGTGTTATCGGTCCGCAAGGTCCTCAAGGCGATGTTGGTCCACAAGGTCCTCAAGGTCCACAAGGACCAGAAGGTCCACAAGGTGTATTTGGTCCTCAAGGTCCACAAGGACCAGAAGGTCCACAAGGTCCACAAGGTGTCGTTGGTCCACAGGGTCCACAAGGACCGCAAGGTCCTGAAGGTCCAACTGGCGCACAAGGCGGCTTTGGTGGTGCAACGTTTGAGTATAATTTCCAAACAAATACCACAGATAGCGATCCAGGCAATAGTTCATTAAAACTTAATGACAGTTCAGTAACTCTTGCTACTAAACTTTGGATTGACTATGTTGATCAAAGCGGCACAGACATTCAAAATTTCCTTGCAACAATTGATGATTCAACATCATTGATCAAAGGTCACTTCCGCGTAACAAATAAAGCAAACTCTGCTGACTTTGCTATGTTCACAATCAGTAATTTAACTGACAAAACTTCATACTTTGAAGTTGATTGTGCTTTTGTTTCTGGTAGTGCTGCATCATTTAGTAATGGTGAAGATATTCTCATCACTTTTGCTCGTACTGGTGATAAAGGTGAGACTGGTTTAACTGGTCCACAAGGTCCAACAGGACCATCAGGCGGTCCAACAGGTCCACAAGGACCACAAGGTCCAGAAGGTCCTCAAGGTCCGCAAGGCGTAGTTGGTCCACAGGGTCCACAAGGTCCACAAGGACCGCAAGGACCACAAGGTCCAGAAGGTCCTCAAGGTGTTGTTGGTCCACAGGGTCCGCAAGGACCACAAGGTCCGCAAGGACCACAGGGCGTGACTGGCGATGTGGGTCCACAAGGTCCACAGGGTCCTCAAGGTGTTGTTGGTCCACAAGGACCGCAAGGACCACAAGGTCCAACTGGTGCAACAGGTAACTTTGGTGGTGCAACATTTGACTATACGTTTAGTGCAAATGACTTCCAGGGTGATCCAGGCACTGGTAAGTTGCGTTTGAATAATACAACAATCACATCTGCAAATAAGATGTGGATTGATTATTTGGATGACAACGGAACACAAATTCAAAACTTCTTGACGACCATCGATGACTCAACATCAACGATTAAGGGTCACTTCCGTATTAGCAATAAATCAAATTCAGCTGATTTTGCTCTCTTCACAATTAGTGGATTGACAGATCGCACTGGATACTTCGAAGTTGATTGTGCTTATGTTTCAGG